GGACTGCCTTCATATCCTTCTTTGGTATGGTGCAATACAAGTAGTGCTGCGTTTGTATCTCTGGCTAGATACTTAAGTTCTTTCATGGCTGCACGCATACCACCGAACTCATCGTGTCCATCCATTGCTATGTCCATAAGATTATCTACAACTATAAGTGCTGGGCTTCTGCCCCATATAGTTTCGAATGCTGATACTTCTTCATCTAAATCTTTTAGTGTGGGGCTAGATTCAAAACACCAGAACAAGTGGTTGCCGTTACCTAATACTTCTTTTGCTTTGTCTGGTTGTCGTTTGATTAACTGTTCGGCTTGCTGTTGACTAATGTTGCCAGTCATTGCAATCAATCTCATTGCCATTGTATGTGCGTTAGTATCCGCACTAAAGTAAAGGGTTGGTAGTTTAGTTTTTGCTGCGATTGCTAAAGCAATTGATGATTTACCTGCGCCAGGTGTACCTGCTATGACTGTTACTTCTGCTCTGCGTAATATCATACCTGCATTTTCAAATACTTTAAACACTGCTGGTAGTGGCTCGCCACCTACATTAGTATTGTTAACACTTCTAATTAATGTTTTCATTGCTCTCCTTTATTAGAAACGGGGCGTAGCACTTTATCTACGCCCCGTTTTCTATCAGACACTAAGCAAAGATTGGCTTAGTACGTAGTTCTGCTGGGATTTTAGGCCCTGACCAATTAGGTCCTGCTGCTGGGTCATAGAATGCTTTGTATGGCTTGCCTGTGCTTTGTGCTTTTCCATACTTAAGAACCATAACTCCACGTTCACATGATGGTGCACCTGGTTTGTTGTATACCCAAGTGTTACCCCATTTATCTTCTACTGTTTCTTCTCCACCTGATTCTGTGGATGAGATGTTTGAATTAAAACTAGAAGCAATATCTGCCACGGACATAGGCTTGTTGCCTGTTGTTCCTTTGACTGCTAGTTCTACTTCAGTAACTGCATCGGTAATTGTATGTATACCTTGTGCAATCATGTCAGCAAATTGGTCTGCTGTATCTGCACGCAAAGTTATCTGCGTACCTGCTGCTGTTTTGAGATTGATACTGATTGGTGATTCTGTACTACTCATCATTCTCCTATTCAAATTCAGTGGTCAGACCTTTCTGGTCCCTCCACTGCCTTGCTTTCATGGCTAATTGTAAACCTTTCCAGCCCTCTTTAATATCTATCCACACTAACTTGCACGTGCCTGTTCCTGCGGGTAGATGGATAATGATTGCCTTGTCTTTGTTTACTTCGCCCCATGTACTACGGGTTGCCGTAGCACCATCATACGGCAAGCCGTTAGCATAGATTGCTAACTGTATTGCGATATTACTTGGATGGTCTATGCGACCAGTCTTAATATCTGCAATAAACAACTCGCCTTTATACTCAACAACCCTGTCTGGTGTGCCAGCAACTTTGTATTTATCTAGCACACTGAACTGTTCAATGAATTGGTTGTTAAGAATCTTAGTTGCATGTTCATAGGCTTTGATATCTGGTAGCCACTCTGGTGGTACCAAGCCTAAGTCATGTCCTAAATCTAATTGCTCAGCAAATGAATGGATTGCTGTTCCAATGTTGGCTGCTTTGTTTGCACCTGCTACTTGCATAGCATCTTCAATCAAAGAGTTAACTGCCATCTTATCTTCTTGTGCTGCACTAATAGATAATAATATATCTGGTCGTGTAGTCAACCCGATTGCTGCCATCCGCATCTTCCATGCTACTAATGCTGATGCATCATCTAATGAGTTAGCAATTGTGGTTGCTCTTGTATAGGCTATTGCTTTGCCACCTTTGGGTGGCACTATCAATGGTCTACCGTACCTATCTCTATCTATTTCTATTGATGTCATGTTCTCCTTTTATGAGTTGCCCTGAGAAAGGAGATAGCCGAAACCAGGGCACTCAAGATTAGTATATCACATACTATGCTTCAGGATGTACTGACTGTACCTCGATGTCGTCTACCCAGATGTCGCCATCGTCATTGTAGTTAACATCGATATTATCTTTAGCCATTTCTTCTGCTGTTTCTTTATCTGGTGCATCTATACCTGTAATTGTGGCTGTAATAAATATTGTTGCTGACCAAGTGGTAGTTAGTTGGTCTACTCCTAGACCTCTAAGCAATTCATTTATGTCCTCAACTGAGCAACATATATCTTCATTAATATTGTTGCCTTCTTTTCTTGACTCAAAGAACTCTCGTACATCCCAACCCATACTCTTAACTTTACGTTCGGCTTGGGCTACTTCTACTTTGAGACTTTCTTTTTCTTCTATTAATCTCGTAAGAGATTCATTGGTAAAGGTATACTTAGTACCTGATACTTGGACGGATACTGTTGGTTCAGCACCATCTACCTCACTGTAATACATTGTCATTCTATCTCCTTTTTTAATTGTTCTATTTGGTCTTGCAACAAAAGGATTTTTTCTTCTGTTGTTGGCTTTGGATTACCACCTAATCGTATCATTTCTGCACGATAGATTTCATCATATTCTTTACGATGCCTTTTTAATAACTCTTTACGAGCATGACTTTGGGCTGCTGTTCCTGGACTTATTTTCTTATCCATTACACTCCCAACAATTCAAGGGCCTTGGATTTAATACTATCATTACGTCCAGCCATTGTGCTAATCGCAAGGTTCTTGCCTTTAGCATTGTAGTCAGCCCACTCTATAACTGCATGCCACATACCAAACTCTGTGCCTCGTATGTTTTCCTGGGTAGGTGATTCTGAATAGATATTGAATGCTAAGTTTCTAGCGTTCATAGCATTTGTATATTGTTTCTTCTCACCTGTAGATAGCAGTTCATATGGTGCTTCCTCTAACTTAGAAGGCAATGCAAACACACGCTTGAAATAATTCTTAGCATGCTCATGGCTTGCTTGTCTGTCTAATAAAGTATCAGCCAACGCTGTGTAATCATTAGCCATATCATAGGTTAGTTGTATGATGTTAGCAATCTCTGATACTGATAGCACTGCGTTGCTTGTATGGTTTAAACTATAAGTATATTTATTCTTGTTCTTATATATTTTATTGATTTGATTCATACAAAACAAACGCTCAATCACTGGTTTAATTATGACTGAACTGCTGCCATCATGGCTGGTCCTGGCTAGTAAGAAGGCTGAGTGTGGGTCATTGGCTATTGTCATCTCCATTGGAGTTTCCATTAGCATCCAAACTTTTGCACCACCATCATACTCACCTGCTGCTGCGTATCTAATACCACTAGAATCAATAAGATTATCTAGTGTGCTAAAGATTTCAGCATTCTGAAATACTTTATAGCGGTTACCTACTACACCAATGGCTGATGTCTGCCCGTATGGGTCTGTTTTAATAACTGCTTTTTTATTTTCAATTGGAATATAATCTTTAACCAAGTTCATTCCATTCTCACCTGGAATTGTATAGGTTGCAGTTATATCATGCAATGATACTGACCAGTCTAATCCTGCTTGACTGGCTACCTCACTGGCTGATGTAGCCTCTACTGCTACACCTGCTTTGTGCCATGCTGCTTTACGTGCAGTTCCATGTATGAGTGTATCAGTTGTCATCTGTTACTTCCTCTGTCTCTATTGCATAGATAGTATTAACAACTTGTGAGTGTAGTTGTTCAGCCATAGCCTTGAAACTTTCTGATGGCCAATTAGCATCGAACACTCTGTTTAATAACTTTGCCAAGGCATACTCTGAATTAAGTTTTAATACTTCAAGCAGCATAATTTTAGCCTGCTCTATCTCTTCAGTTTGATATAGGTATCCACAAAATACTGTGGCTAATGGGACTGCCTTGTCTTTAACAATAACATTACCAAGTAATGATATGTATTCGCCTACATAATCAATGTCCTTCTCTAGTTGAACACCCATTAAGAAGTCACGGATACTTAGGTTTTCATTGGTAGCAATGGCTACCTCTGCTATGTGTTGGGCTGATGGTGTAACTCCATCCGCTAATCCATCAATTGCTTTACGAATGTCCTCAACAATACGGACATTTGTATCACGGTCTTGCCAGTTATATTTACCTTCTTGCTCAACTAACTGTGTCTTTACTTCACTACGAAGTAAGTCATAGTTTGTATCTATCATTTTATCTCCTTTGTTTGAGGGCGTCCCGCCCCTTCTGGCGGACGCCCGTCTTGCTACAAGTAACGGGCTATTGAATTGTAAGTAGATGTTGACACCACTTCCTCATCAGTAAGTTTAAGAATACGAATGGTGCTGTTGATTTCCTCTACCATTTCCTCGTATGCATGTGAGTTCATCATCTCATAGTCACGACTTGGTTCTTTGGGAAACCCCTCTTGACTAACGATTAAGTCGAAGTCAACATTAAGTGTTGAGTTCCATGCACGATAGTTAGTGCGTAGATTCTCAGCCTTTGATACGTTGTCCATTGCAAATTTAATAACTTGTTT